TGTAGGTTTTGAAGAAAATGCAGGACTATTAATTACTAAATTACAAGAAGCACCTAATTGTGTATTGTTATTAGATGAAATAGAAAAAGCACACCCTGATGTTTCTAGTTTATTACTCCAAATAATGGACAATGGTTTTGTTACAGGGTCTAATGGTAAACAGGCAGATTGTAGAAATATTGTTTTGATCATGACTACTAACTTAGGATCACAAGAAGCAGAACAAAATAACATAGGGTTTGGTGGCACTATGGAAAAAGAATACGAAGACAAAGAACTTAAAAAGTTTTTTCCACCAGAATTTAGAAATAGACTTGACGGTATAATGACATTTGGTAAACTAGATAAGAATACAATGCTTAAAATTGTAGGTAAGTTCTTAGTGATACTTAAAGATATGCTTAAAGAAAAAGATGTGTCAGTTACTATTACCGATGAAGCAATAGATCAATTAGTTGAGCAAGGTTTTGATAGCAAAATGGGTGCTAGACCTTTACAACGTATTATTGATAAAGAACTAAAAACTCCACTATCTAAAATGTTGCTATTTGGAAACCTTAAAGACGGCGGCGTATTAAATATAGACTATAAAGATGAAAAGTATATATTAAATACTGAGGTTAAGGAAAAAATAGCAGATGAAGTTTGATACTACATATAAACTATTCTACGACAAATACAAGTATAAACTACTTGTAAAGAATACCGTAGCCTTCATTTTTAGAAACAAAAGATTAGATTATTCAAAAACTAGAATTGACGAGATTCTAACAAATGAAAAAGAAGAAGGACAGTATGTATTCAAGTACGGACCACGTATTAGATTTGCTCAGTCAAGACCTGTTCCTGTAAATGACGCAGAGGATTTGACTATCATACAAACTACACTAGAACGTGGTGAAGATTTTATGGTAAGATGCGAAAGTATTTGGTTATCTGTGTTCTCTAATAATAAAGATTGGCTACGTAGATTTGGTAAGAAATTAAATGCTGAAACTATATTCTTTGCTCCACCTGATAATATAGACATAGACAAAAATACTATTATACGTAAAAGATCCTGGCCTTGGTCTATAAGGATTACATTACAAGGTAAAGGAGATCCTGCACTTGCAGATTGGTTAGTAGCAAACAAAGATAAAGCAAAGGCAGGAGATGCTCTGATACGAGATTTAAAACGTGGTTTTGACCTTAAAGGCCGTTATATATGGGTTAAAAATGAAGGTGCAGTTACTATGATTAGTTTATTTTTAGACAAAGGACTGCTTAGACAAGACAAAGTAGTATACGTAGAAACAGATAAATAGTTGTATGTCCAGCAATAGTACAATAATAATGAGTCAACAAACTCACCCGGGTGATAGCACAATTCAAACTGTCACTGGTGACAAATATAAAGGTGACGGATACTACGGTAGAGCCGATGGTTTCCACACGGTGCAGTATAATCTTACAGGATTTTTAGGCACAATTAAAATGCAAGGTACACTTGCAATTGACCCAGCAAGTACTGACTGGTTTGATATAACAGGCACAGATCATACACATGGTTCATCTGTAGATGGCACTATTTTTAAGAACTTTACAGGTAACTTTGTGTGGGTAAGAGCAATAGTAAGTAACTGGACAGATGGCTCTGTGCAGAGTGTATTATTAAACCACTAGGAGGATTTATGAAGAACTTTATAAGCATAGTATTTGAAAACAAAGATGCTCCTGAAGTAGATGAATATCTTATTGATACAGTACTAGAATCAGCAGAACCTGGGTTATTAGAAGACTTAACAGATTATGAATCATACGAAACAGAAGGCGATAAAACAGTCGTTACAGTAGGATTACATAAAGCATTAAGCGAAGATGAATCCAGCGAAGTAGCAAATTTACTAGCAAATAAACTGTTTGATCAGGGTTATAGCAACTTCGATATAGAAATCAGCATATAGCATATATTGATAAATACTTGTAATACGTATTATGAGGTAATATTGCTATGACTAAATCTTTTAAAGACTATCTAGGTGAAATACAAGAAAGGGATTTATACCCTGAAGAAACCTATGAAGGTAATGACTTTTATTATGCTTACGGTGATATGTACTTCAACGATGACGAGATTGTTGACGAAGCGGAGTACAGAGGACGTAAAGTAAAACTTGGCAAACCTATGCAAGGTGACGTCAAGAAGTTCAAAGTATACGTTAGAGATCCTAAAACAAAGAACATTAAAAAAGTAAATTTTGGTGATCCTAATATGAGAATTAAAAAATCTAATCCAGCACGTAGAAAAAGTTTCCGTGCTAGACATAATTGTGATAATCCAGGACCAAGAACTAAAGCAAGATATTGGAGTTGTCGTAAATGGTAAAAATAAATGAATTCCATGATAGCGAACAGGACGACAATAAACTAAATTTTAGTATTGTTCACGATTTGCATACACATATGAAAAACGATCCTATGTTTTATAGGAAACAATATTACCCAACTATGTGTGGTTGTCAAGACAAATTGCAAAAAGGTGAATCTATAGGCCCAGAAGATTTAATGGATATGATTAACAAAGGTGTTAAGCATTATTGCAACAAATACGATTTACCTAAACGTCCAGATGATTTACTAGCACAAGAAGAAGTTTTATCTTTAGCAGAAAAAATCTATGGAGAAGAAATGGAGTCGATGAGAAAAGGTGATTACTAATGCTTCTAAGACATCTAACAGAGAATCAGAAGTCGGCTGTATTTGCATTCGGAAGACTTAATCCTCCAACAATAGGACACAAGAAACTAGTAGATAAAATTAAATCTATTCCTGGTGATCATTTTCTATTTTTAAGTCATACACAAAAACCAGCAACAGATCCTTTAACACATCAACAAAAAGTTTCATTCGCACAAAAAAGTTTTGGTGCAGATATTACCATAGGTAGTGATGGTGTAAGAACTATCATTGATGCTATGAAAAAATTAGAAAGTTTAGGTTATACAAAAATTGTATATGTAGCAGGAAGTGATAGAGTAAAAAGTTTTGACGAATTATTAAAAAAGTATAACGGTGTTGAATATAATTTTGACATTATTGAAATAGTAAATGCTGGAGAAAGAGATCCTGACGCCGAAGGTGCAGAAGGAATGAGTGCAAGTAAAATGCGTTACCATGCAAACAAAGGTGAGTTTGATGAATTCAAAGACGGTGTTGCAGGTGATGAAAAATTAGCAAAAGATATGTACGATGCAGTACGTTCAGGTATGGGCATAAGTGAACAAGACTTAGATGAATTAATTGTAAAACAGCAAAAGCCTAAACTAGATGTGCTTAATAATATTTCAAGCAGAAAAGACAATGAACCTTTTCCTTTAAGTTGGAATGCTAATCCAGATGAGATTACAGTAGGTGGTAAAATTTTTATTGCACCTGATCAAGCAAATAGATTTTTACGTTTTTATGATGGACAAGAAAAAGAAAATCAAGAACTAATGCAAAAGGCATTAAGAAGTGCAAAAACAACTGCTAACTTATTTAAAAACTTAGGTATTAAGTTTGATTGGAAACAAGATGAAAACTTTGCTGATGGTAAAAATCCTGGAGACAAAGGTAGTTTAAAAGCAAAAGTAAAAGGCAAAGTAACATTATCAAAAGCAAAGAAATTAAAATCTAAAAAGAACGCAACACCCAGAGATAAACAATTAGCAAATTGGTTTATTAATATGCACAAAGGCAAAAAGAAGAAAAAATGAGAGCAAGAGAGTTTATAAAGGAAAAATGGAGCAACAAGTATAAGAAAAGTATTAACTGCTCTAATCCTAAAGGATTTTCACAAAAGGCTCATTGTGCAGGTAGAAAGAAAAAGAAGTAATGGACATAGATACATTAAAAAAATTAGCAGGTATTAATGAGTTTCAAGGATACACTGAATACAAAATAGATGAAAATCCTAGCATTACTGCAACTGCACTAAAACAAAAAGAAAGAGATATGGGTATTAAGCCAGGAGACAAAGACTGGTTTAAACTTTGGTTTTCAAAACCTTACATGACTGGGCAAGTTCAATTTAGAGGGCGTAAAAAGAAATGAGATTCAAAGAGATTTCAGAAGGAGTAGGATTAGTCGTTCCTGGTGTAAACACAACACCAGATGTAGGTCCTAATGAAATCAAAAAGCAGGCCGCTAAACTTGGATTAAAGGTTGACAAAAACGGTGTACCAGTGTATACTATGCATAAAAAGGCTCACAAAAATAGTGATCCTAATAAATTATTTAATTTAGGTATGGCAGAGTCAAAAACAGATGAATGGAAAATAATGCCCCAAACAATTAAGCCTATGGGTTTAATACATAAGCCGGGCAAAGGTCCTAATAACAGATTTGATTTTAAAAACAAAGGTAATAATAAAGCAAACGAAGTAACTGCAAAAGAACTATCTAGTGCAAGTGAAATATACGTAGACATGGACGGAGTATTAGTTGATTTCTTTGGTCCTTGGACAAAACTTTTAGGTGTAAGTAATTGGCGTGAAATTAAAGACATAAATGCCGCACTACAAAAAATCAGAGATACAGAAGATTTTTGGATTAAATTACCAAAGGCACCTAATGCAGATAAGTTACTTGGAATAATAAAAGATATTAAAGGCGATTATACAATATTAAGTGCTCCATTGGCAGACGATCCTAGAGTAGAACCTAGCAAACGTGAATGGGCAGAAAAAAATCTTACTTCTTTTCCTCCAAAGGAAATTATCATAAACTCAAACAAGGCAAAATATGCCACTCAACCAGATGGCACACCTAATATATTGATTGATGACTTTGGAACTAATATAGCCAAGTGGGAAGCGGCAGGCGGTGTTGGATTCAAACACAAGGACCACAAATTTGAAAGGACTGCTATGAATTTGAAAAAATATTTTGAGAAGCCTGCAAATGAACGTGAACTTTCTAAAGGTGAAGAAAAGGAAAAAGAACGTATTGTAAAAGGTATGAAAAAAGCAACTAAAGATTTCAAAAGCCGTTATGGTGACGATTATAAGGCGGTTATGTATGCTACTGCTACAAAACTAGCAAAAGAAGGCTACGACCTAACAGCAGACGGATATGAGCATTTAAACCACCATCCTTTAACACAGGGTAAAGCACCTCCACAAGTAAAAGAGAATGATTTAAATGAATTTGTTGAAAAAGAAGGTTACATACATATTGGAATTTTAAGACCTGTACAAAGACACAGAAGTTGGGATAAGTTAGCAAAGCAGATTGAAAGAGTTACAGAAGGTAATTATGCACCGCTTACAATAGACAAACTAGGCTTTATTGTTAATGGGCATCACAGATACGATGTGCTTAAAATGATGGGCGAAACACAGGTAAAAGTAAGACTTATGAAGGGTACTTTAAAAGAAATATTAAAGTTAATGCAGGATAAATAGTACTATGCGTTTAAGAGAACTTACAAGTGTTAGAGAAACTGCTACACCAGGTGCAACTGTGGCTGGTAATATTGCTACTGTGGCAAATCCACATATTGCAAACAGCAAAAAGAAGCCTAAAAAGCAGAAACCAACTGATAATGCACTAGATATGAAAGATGTCTCTTTATTTGGTGCGCCGATGAAAAGAACATAAATACTAGTAAGGAAGTGATAAAATGAGCAAAGAAGAAAAACAAAAACTTAGAGAAGGTTTAGCAGATATGGCTCAAAAAGTAGAGTCAGATCACGAAGTGCAAATGGCTAGATCAGATCTTTACAAGACTGCAAAATATTCAATCAAGTTACACGAGATGCTTAAAAATGTATCTGAAGCAGAAGGCTTAGATGGCTGGGTAGCGGCTAAGATTACTAAAGCGGCAGACTACTTAGGTTCAGTTTATCATCACTTAGACTATCAAATGAAGTACGAAGAAGCAAGTATCGGCGAAGGTAAAAAGAAAGACCAAGACGGTGATGGCGATATTGATTCAGATGATTACATGAAAGCAAAAGATAAAGCAATCAAAAAAGCAATGAACAAAAAAGACGAATCAGTGTTTGTTGCATACAAAAATACACTAGCATCACAATTATCTAAAAAACTAGGAGAGTAAGTTGAAACTTGAGGACTTAACAGAAGAGTTCGAAGGAATCAATGAAGCACCCCCAGGCGGTTGGCTCAATACCAAAGCGATTGCAGGTAAGGCCGATCAAGCAGTACGTACTGGAGCAGTAGGTAACTTCCTAGGTAAATTAAACAAAGCAGTAAATAAAAAGTTTTCCAGAGGCAGTGATATGAACGTGCCTGATGCCGGTATTAAAGACAAAGAAACAGATGATTATATTCAAGGCAAACAACCCGCAACAGCAAAGCCAAATGCTAAAGCATCTGCTAAAGCATCTGCACCTAAAGTAGGAACTGTTAAACCAACAGTGGCTAAAGAGCCACCAGTAAACAGTCCAGACAAATTAAAAGTAGGCAGTGGTTTTAATAGTAAAGGTGTAGTATACACTTGGACAGGTACAGACTGGAAATCAACAGATGGAAAAACAACACTCAAACCAAATGATGGGTGGAATAAATTTAAAAACGCTCAGTCAAAAGGACAAGCATTTTTAGGTGATAGTTATAATCCATATTTTGATCCAAGTATTGCAGAGGCACCTCCAGCGCCAGGAATGGATCAAGCACCAGCAAAACCAGATCCAAAAGTTACACAACAGGTTGCTCAAAAGGCAACTGCGTTAAAAGGTGTAATGGGTGGTAAAGGCAGTGGTGCAATGGTGGCAAAAGGACTTGATAAAGTTGCCGCAGGAGAAACACTACCACCAAATATTATCAAAGCAATAGCCCCGTATGCTCAGGGCATCCAAGCAATACTTTCAAATCCTCAACTAATGACCAAGTTCAAACAGTTGATGAAACAAGCACAATCTCAATAAATAAAATAAATACTATTATTAATTAAACCGAGGAGTACTATGGCTTTTCTAGTGCATAACCTACCGCCAATTGAAGTATATGTAAAGAAAGAATACTTATACGATTTGCAAAAAGGTCATGGGGAACTTACTCCTGGTATATGGATTAGTATAAGAAGCATACAAGGTAAAGCACTTTACTTCGAAACATTACTCACAGAATATGGAGCACTATTTGATAAACTACCAATCAGTGCTTTTGTGTGGAAAACAGATTACAATCCTGAAGATCAACTTTCGTTAGATACATTACAGATATGGGATTGCTTTGATTACGATATCACAGTAATTAAAAAACCAATGTTATGTGATTGTGAATTCTTTGGCAAAGATAAGAAAATGCACAAGGGTGAATATATGTTTACTCTTGATACTTGCCATAGAGATAACAACACAATAGATACTAACTTTTCAGAACACGATCCTGAACACAAATCCTTTAACGTAATTAAATTAGACAATGGTCAATTCGCGGCTCAACCTAACAATAGAGTTATTTGGACTGATCAAAGTTTAATCCCTGAGAAACGTTTGATGCCAGACTTTAAAGTTTGTTCACAAAACTATACAGTCGAAAACACTCCTAAATGGTCAGTAGGTCATACTGACGAATGGCAATACAAAACAAAGGACGAGGAAAGTGGATCCAGTTAAACGCAAAGAAGCATATAGACTTTTTTGGATTGTAAAAGGACATTTTAACGCCACAGAATCTTGTATATTAGGTTGCTATGATAGTTATTTAAAACGTGTATGGTCAAATGAAGAAGCATACATATATGAAGAAGGTTTTGAGGAGGCCTATGCAAAAGTAAATGGCAACGATATATGACGATACAGAAGAAGACATTTATTGGCAGAACGCAGACCCTGACGAACTTTGGATATACGACAAATTAATTTTATCACGTAAACTAGGATATACCTGTGGTCCAGCAGGTATAGATGTACCTAAACCAAACTTTTATATTGTTAAACCTTGTGTCAATGTACTAGGACTTGGACTTGGTGCTAAAAAAGTTACACTTGAAAAATACACAATGCATTTACCACACGGAAGTTTTTGGTGTGAATGGTTTGAGGGTAGACACTTGTCTGTAGATTATAGATATGGTGAGCAGTGGTTGTGTGTAGAAGGATTTAAAAAGAAAAGTACTTTAATTAAATGGGACAAATGGGTAAAGACAGATGATGTTGTACCTTTGCCAAAAGTTTTAGAACAGTTCAAGAACAAACCAATTATCAACTGCGAGTTTATTGGTGGGAAATTAATTGAAGCACATTTTAGATCCAATCCAGACTTTCCGGACAATAGAAAAGAATTTATTCCTGTGTGGGAAGGACAAGATAAAAATCCTCCTAAAGGTTACCAATACATAGATTATCCAGATGTCCATGGACGTATAGGTGCTTTTATTAAATACTAGCATGGACCCCCACGTACAGCATTTACAATTTTTGGAAACAGCAGAAGTGTTTACAGGAATGTATCCTGATGCAGAAGTTGTCAGACCAGTTCTTACAAGTAAGATAAAAGAACAAGGTGATCAGCAATATAGAAAAACAAATGTAAAAGCAGATATGACTAAATGGACAATGCAAAACGATGTTGAGTTCAAAAAAATTATAGACTTTGCTATTGAGTTGATTACAAATGGATCTAATCCATTACCGCAAGGTGAATTTTTTGCAACTGATTGTTGGGGTGCAGTTTATAGACAAGGTGAAGAAACTTTACCACACGCACATCATCCTGCTACATGGAGTTTTGTTTATTATGTAGATGCTAGTCCATTTTGTGCACCTTTGGTATTTCCTACTGCCGAAAGAGCAATTAAACCAGAAACAGGTTTAATTATTATTTTTCCAGGTTGGGTAAGTCATAGTGTGCCAAAACAAGAAATTGATAAAGAAAGAATTATTGTAAGTGGAAATATTGCAATTAAAAGACCACAAGCAACTTGACACAAAGAGAATTATAGTATATAATACAAACACTAATTAGGAGAAAACAATGAGCGATAGAGTATATGGAGCCGAAGAGAAAGCAAAACTTGAACGTCTCGTAAATGAAGGCGTAACAGTTATGCAAGAAGTTGAAGACCTTAGCATGGGTCTTAAAGATACTGTAAAAGCAGTAGCAGAAGAACTAAACATCAAACCAGCATTGATTAACAAAGCGATCAAAGTTGCACACAAAGGTGACTGGGGCAAAGTTTCAAGTGATTTTGAAGATTTAGAAACACTAGTTGTTACAGTCGGCAAGGACAAGTAAGTTTTGAACGCGGTAATTAATTTTTGGAAAATAAGTTATAACACAGATCCAATAGCATTTTACTTTGAAATGGTTAGTGCAATAGCAGTAATCATAGGAAGTGCTATTCTAACCTGGACAGTCTTATTACCACGACCTGATATTTTTATCCCATTTTATTGGATAGGTAGTGTAGCAGGATTTATAGGAGCATGGCGTAGAAATAGTGCTTGGATTGTTGTACTTACCGCGTGGTTCATTACTATGAACACAATAGCACTTTGGAGATTGTTTGGATGATTTATATGGTTGACATAGACGGAACTATATGTTATACTGAAGGTAATAATTATGAAGATAGTCGACCAATACAAGACCGTATTGATCACTTTAATAAGTTATATGAAGAAGGCAACGAAATACATTATTGGACAGCCAGAGGAGCAAAGTCAGGCACAGACTGGCAAGGTTTTACAAAGGCACAATTACTCAGTTGGGGAGTTAAGTTTACTACCCTTAAATTAGGCAAACCACATTACGATATATGGATAGATGATAAGGCACAAAATGACAAAGAATATTTTAGAAACAAAAGGTACACAGGCTAAACCATATCAAGGATTAGCATGGTTGTTTACCGCTACACTAATAGGAGCGGCAACAATGGCGGCATTTAACTTATACCCTTGGTATAGTTATGCATTTACTGTTTCCAACTTAGGTTGGGTATTAGTAGGTTATCTTTGGAAAGAAAAGTCCTTGATTGTTTTAAACGCAGGACTTACAATAATTTATATTATTGGTCTAGTCAGTGACTGGATTTATTAGAGCAAGGTACAGTCGGCCACAAGCGACAGTTTGGTATTTGTCAGCCTCAAATGACATACAGGAGAAAAAATGAGTTACGTAGATGCAATTTTTGATCGAGACCAAGACATTATTAGAGTCGTTGAACGTAAAGATGGCAAAAGAAGTTATCAAGAATTTCCAATAAAATATACATTCTATTATAAAGATCCTAAAGGTAAACACAAAAGCATCTTTGGTGATCCGCTTACAAGAATAGTTGCAAGAAATACAAAACAATTTAGAAAAGAACTTGCTATTAACAAAGGCAAGGACTTATTTGAAAGTGATGTCAATCCAATATTCCAATGTTTAAGTGAAAACTACTTAAACGTAGATGCTCCTAAACTTAATGTAGCATTTTTTGATATTGAGACAGACTTTGATCCAGAACGTGGATTTGCTGATCCAAGCGATCCGTTTATGCCAATTACTGCAATCACTGTACACTTACAATGGTTAGACGCACTTGTTACGTTTGCTATGCCTCCTAAAGGACTTACTATGGAAGAAGCAAAAGAACAAGTAGCAGAGTTTGATAACACATATCTATATGACAATGAAGGAGATATGTTACAAGCATTTTTAGACAGTATTCAAGATGCAGATATTTTAAGTGGTTGGAACAGTGAAGGTTATGATATTCCTTATACTGTGAATCGTGTTGCTAGAGTATTAAGTAAAGATGATACAAGACGTTTTTGTTTATGGAAACAACTGCCTAAGAAAAGAGAATTTGAAAGATATGGTCGTAAGAGTGAAACTTATGATCTAGTTGGTCGTGTACACTTAGATAGTTTAGAACTGTATAGAAAATACACATATGAAGAAAGACACACTTATAGACTTGATGCTATTGGTGAAATGGAAGTTGGTGAAAATAAAACAGTTTATGAAGGTACATTAGATCAACTTTATAACAATGACTTTAAAAAGTTCATTGAATATAATAGACAAGACGTTGCACTACTTGATAAACTTGATAAGAAACTAAAGTTTATTGATTTAAGTAATGAACTTGCACACGCCAATACTGTGTTGCTACAAACTACTATGGGTGCTGTCGCAGTGACAGAACAAGCAATTATCAATGAAGCACATCATAGAGGACTACAAGTTCCTAATAGAGTACACAGAGAGCCAGGTAGTGATCCGGCGGCAGGTGCTTATGTGGCGTTTCCTAAAAAAGGTGTACATAAGTGGATAGGTTCAATGGACTTGAATTCACTATATCCATCTGTTATTAGAGCATTGAATATGGATCCGGCAACTATTGTTGGACAACTAAGGCCAACTGATACACAGGCATTCATTGAAGATCAAATGACATTACAGAAAAAGTCATTTGCAGGTGCTTGGGAAGGTAAGTTTGGTACACTAGAATATGAAGCAGTAATGGAGAAACGTAAAGATGTTGACATTACTATTGATTGGGAGAATGGTGATGCACAGGTTTATAGTGCCGCAGAAGTTCATAAAATTATTTTTGATAGCAACAATCCTTGGATGCTTACTGCTAATGGAACCATACTTACAAATGAGTTTGATGGAGTTATACCTGGACTACTAAAACGTTGGTATTCAGAACGTAAAGAATTGCAGGCTATGAAAAAGAAAGCCATTGAAGCAGGTAATAAAATCGAGATTGCGTTTTGGGATAAAAGACAACTTGTTAAAAAGATTAACCTAAATAGTTTATATGGTGCAATTCTAAATCCAGGATGTAGATTCTTTGACCCACGTATTGGACAATCTACTACACTTACTGGTAGACAAATTGCAAAACATATGGCGGCAAAAGTAAATGAAGTTATTACAGGTACATATGATCACGTAGGTAAGAGTGTGATATATGGTGATACAGACTCTGTGTATTTTAGTGCATTTCCTATACTAAAGGCAGACATAAACAACGGCAATATTCCTTGGACAAAAGATAGTGTTATTAAGTTGTATGATCAAGTATGTGGAGAAGCAAACAAATCTTTTGAAGACTTTATGATGAAAGCATTTCATTGTCCAAAAAGCAGATCAGATGTTATTGCGGCAGGTAGAGAAATTGTTGCAGAAACAGGATTGTATATTACAAAGAAAAGATATGCCGCACTAATTTATGATGAAGAAGGTGAACGTAAAGACGTTGAAGGTAAGCCAGGTAAAGTAAAAGCAATGGGTCTTGATCTTAAACGTTCTGATACTCCTGTGTTTATGCAAGAGTTTTTAAGTGAACTTTTGATGATGGTGTTGCAAGAAAAAACTGAAAAAGAAATATTAAATCGTATTACAGAATTTAGGACAGAATTCAAACTAAGGCCAGGTTATGAAAAAGGCTCACCTAAACGTGCAAATAAAATTGGCGAGTATTTAAGAAAAGAACAACGTGATGGTAAGACTAATATGCCTGGACACGTTAGAGCAAGTATCAATTGGAATAATTTAAAACGTATGAACGGTGACAAATACAGTCAAGAAATTGTTGACGGTATGAAAGTTATTGTTTGTAAACTTAAACAGAATCCATTAGGTTATACTAGTGTTGCTTATCCAACAGATGAACTACGTATTCCTGATTGGTTTAAAGAACTTCCATTTGATGATGATGCAATGGAAAGTACTATTATTGATAATAAACTAGACAACTTAATTGGTGTGCTAGAATATGATATTAATAGTACACAACAAAAAAATACTTTTAATAACCTATTTGACTTTGGGGAGTAATATGAAACTTAAAAAAGAAAGAAATAAACTTGAAAGAAAACTAGATGAGTACAATCATACTATGGAACTAATTAGAACTATTGTACCTATTGCAGTTTTAGTTTTACAAGTAATAATTTTAATGAAGTTGGTGTAATATGGCAACACATGGAATGATAGACTTAGAAACACTTGGAGTTAATCCTGAGTGTGCTATCCTTACAATAGGAGCAATAAAGTTTGATCCTTATAAAGAAGAAGAACCACATTCAGGTCTTTATCTAAGAGTAGATGTTGATGAACAAACTGCTATGGGTAGAGAAGTAGATGAAAACACTTTAGAATGGTGGGGTAGACAAGAACCACACATTAGGGAAGAAGCACTAGGTGATCATGACAGAGTAAGTGTTGATGAACTTACTAAAACATTAAACAAGTGGTGCGTTGGTTTAGATGAACTTTGGTGCCAAGGTCCTTTGTTTGATTATGCTATCTTACAAAATTTATATAAGCAACTAGGCAAACCAGCACCGTGGAACTATTGGCAGATACGTGATAGTAGAACTGTGTTTAGTATGATGCCAAGTGATCCACGAAAAGCAATACAAGAAGATGCTCACAATGCCTTGGCAGATTGTTATTACCAAGCAAAGTGTATACAGTCTACTTTTAATCATTTTGGAGTAAAGAAAAGATGAGATATCAAGCAGAAACTTGCAAACTTGTAAAAGGAAAAGATACTATACAATTTGTTTTAAAAGAAGAAACTGCTCATATCACTTACTATTATGTATATAATGATTTCAAAGAAGAATTAACTTGTAGTGTAAATGATGCTAACGATAGATTTGAAAATGCAATAAAGGCAGGATATAAAAAGAAATGAAAGATCATCTAATGGTACAACAACAAGTAGATAATGTATGGCAACATATGGTTGGTGTTATTTGCCTTAACTTAACTAATCGTAAACAAGTTAAAGCAGTACTGCCTAAGTTCTTTGCTAAATGGCCTACACACAATGCCTTACTTCATGCAACTAAGAATCAAATAGAAGAAGTAATTGCTCCATTAGGTATGCGTAAAGTAAGAGCAGAAAGATTGTATCGAATGAGTGAACAGTTTGGTGATTGGGATGGAGAAGATGCGACAGAACTATATGGCATAGGCAAGTATGGTTCCGATAGTTACGAGTTATTTTACAAAAAACGTATTCCTAACAATGTAGGTGATCACGAATTACAAAGATACATTAGAGAAGAATTTGCATGAAAATATTAGTTACAGGTAGTAAAGGATTTGTAGGCAGTGAACTAGTAAAACATTTACTAGGGCATCAAATTTATACTATTGATAAAAGTGCCGGACAAGATTTACTTACTTGTGATTTAAACTATGAAGTTGATGCAGTAATTCATTTAGCGGCAAGTAGTGGAATTAGACCAAGTCTAGTTGATCCAGATGCTTATTGGCGAAACAATGTATTAGCAACCAAAAGATTATTTGAGCATTTTAAAAATACAAAAATATTATATGCTAGTTCGAGTACTGCAAAAGAACCTGATAGAAATCCTTATGCACTTTCAAAATATACAGTTGAACGCATGGCGCCAGAAGGTAGCATAGGATTGCGTTTTTGCACTATATACAATGACAGTCAGCAAAGGCCCAATATGTTTATACCTCGTTTATTTAGAAAAGACATTTCATTTATTAACACAAACCATAAAAGAGACTTTATCCATATAAGTGATGTTTGTGAAGCAATTAAATTTTTATTAACACAACAAGTTTCAGGAGTATTTGATATTGGAACAGGTATCAGTACACCTTTAAAAGAGATTACCGACTTTTTCAACATAAAGGTTGAAGAACGAATTGGTGATGAACACGAAAGGTTAGATAATATTGCTGACATTTCGAAATTACGAGATTTAGGTTGGGAACCAAAAGTAAAACTTTTTGAATACCTTAAACAAAAAAGAGACTTGACTTTTCCACAAAACCTAAATATAATAAACAATTAACAGGAGAAAACCCAATGAAGGACATTTTACAAGATATTGTTGCTCATACACATTCCTTAGGTTTCTTGAATCTAGTGAAAGTTACAAGTGACGATCAAGCAACAGGTATCGAAAGTATGGCAGAAGATAGAAGTGTTATCTTAACTGCGAATACAAATAGCAACGTTACAGAATTTAACGGTGTGTTTGGTATGCCTAACTTAGACAAGTTAGCATTACACTTAAAGAATCCAGAGTATCAAAAGAATGCAAAGATTTCTGTAGAACAACAGGAAAGGAACGGAGAAACAGTTCCTACACATATTCACTTTGAAAACGAAGGCGGTGACTTTAAAAATGATTATCGCTTTATGAACAAAGCAATTATTGAAGAAAAACTTAAGAGTGTTAAGTTTAAAGGCGCAAGTTGGGAAGTAGAATTTGAGCCAAGTGTTGCTAGTATCAATAGAATGAAATTACAAAGTGCGGCACATACAGAGGAAACTGTGTTTAATGTTAAAACAGACAACGGTAACCTTGTGTTTGCATTTGGTGATCAAAGCACACACGCAGGTGAGTTTATTTTTCAACCATCAGTAGGTGGTGAACTAAAACACACTTGGAGTTGGCCAGTAACACAGGTTCAAGCAATACTTGGACTTGATGGCAAAATTAATATGAAGATCTCAGATCAAGGTGCGATGCAAATTAGTGTAGATAGCGGACTTGCTAACTATGATTACATTTTGCCAGCACAATCTAAATAGGAGTTGTATGACGAGTGTTGATGAAAGAGACAGTGATGCTACTTGGGAAAATGAACAAAGTATGGTTACAATTCCCCTAAAGGAGTATGACAAACTTCGTGAAAGACAAAAGTATATTACTGATAGAGATATGATTGCAGTGATAGACAAAATCGAAGAACTTGTAAGAGCACTAAGAAAACACATTGTAAGGACGGAACTAGATTGAATACTAACCTAACACAAGAGCAAAAAGACTACGCAATTTTTCTTCCAGCGATTAGCGGATTCTTTGCAACCTTCATTGGTAAGCAACGTAGAGAAGAATATGTAGAAAAGTCACGAATACCATCTAACTTTCCAAATGAAGTAGAAAGCATGAACTGGCTAAATCCTAGCAAGAGTATGTTTGAATACAAATGGAGTTTGTACTCGGCAGGACACGCCGACTTAGATGTTAATAAAGATGTTTCTAAAGAACTAATGGTACGTGATCGTGATAGACAAAACTCTTGGTTGTTAGGTGATTCAGGTGGTTTCCAAATAGGTAAGGGTGTATGGGAAGGTGACTGGAAAGATCCTAATTGCCCTAAAGCAAAAAAGAAACGTGAACAAGTTTTAACTTGGATGGACGCATACATGGATTATGGTATGATACTTGATATTCCGGCTTGGGTATCTCGTTCTCCTGCGGGTGTAAAAGCAACAGGTATTAGTACATATCAAGAAGCAGTAGCGGCCACTAGAATAAACAATGATTACTTTATGAAAAATCGTAATGGTAATTGTAAGTTCTTAAATGTATTACAAGGTGAAAATCATGCTGACGCAGAAGATTGGTATCAGCAAATGAAAGACTACTGTGATCCTAAAAAATATACAGATCACTTTAATGGTTGGAGTATGGGTGGACAGAATATGTGTGATATTCATCTTGCTCTTAAACGTCTTGTTGCATTACGTTTTGATGGATTACTTGAAAAAGGTAAACATGACTTTATGCACTTCTTAGGTACAAGTAAACTAGAGTGGGCAACACTTCTTACAGATGTACAAAGAGCAGTAAGAAAATATCACAATGAAAACTTTACAATTACATTTGATTGTGCAAGTCCTTTCTTGGCAACTGCAAATGGTCAAGTATATTGTGAACTAGAAACAAAAGACAGAACCAAATGGGTTTACAGAATGGTGCCTAGTATTGATGACAAGGCACTTGCAACTGATACAACACCTTTTGCTGATGCTTTTGTTAGAGAAGGCAAACATTCAAGTTTCTTAGATAGTCCTATTACTAAAGGACTTAATGCTAAAGATGTTTGTATATATGCACCAGGTGACCTAAATAAAATAGGTAAAGAAGGTAAAACAAGTTGGGATAGTTTTAGTTATGCAATACAAATGGGACACAATGTTTGGATGCACATCAACGCCGTCCAAGAAGCAAATAGACAATACGACAATGGAATCATTCCGTCAATGCTTGTGGAAGAGCGGTTTGACAGGTTATTTTTCCGTGATGTTGTGGAGGCAATATTCGCAACTGACAACAGAGACGAAGCGAATGCGGTAATAGAAGAATTTTCAAGATTCTGGATGTCAATTATTGGCACTAGAGGAGCAACAGGTAAACGAACTATTAATGCAAGTACGCAGTTCGCAAACCTATTCGAGGAAACTTCAGACTCTGCTACAAAAACAGAACCTGCAGAGGAGTTTACTGAAGAAGAAAACAATAAACTGGAGGAACTAGAAAATGGCCCACAAATCTAAAAAGTTAGGCACATTGGAAAAAGAGTTCACTTACTATCATAAAAAAGTTGAACAAATGGAAAAAGAACGTAGGCAAGATAGATCATGGACAGGCAAAGAAATATTACAAAGGCATAAGAAAATTAAACTAGCGATAAAAGATGCAATCGAAGATGTTAAAAAAACCTTGGGACTCAATAGATCCTAACGAAGTAGGAATGGAGACTACTCCATTATTTACTACTCCGTTTTCGCGGGAGAATCTAACTATTAACAATAATAGTTTGATGAAGTATGCCTACAAAAAAGCAGGTCCAAACAATCAAAGCAGTCACTTAAATTTACATGACAAAGAACTTGCGGATTTACTTGAAGCAGTAAACTTACATTGTAAGAAGTTAACAATGCTTTGGGGTTTAGTAGAAGATTGTGAAATAAAAGTTAATCAAGCATGGTTAAATGTAACACGACCTTTAGAACATCCACAGAACATTAATGAAACTCATATGCACCCAAGACACTTTACAGCCTGTGTATATTATATTAAAGCAGATCAAAACTGTGGCGATTTGGTTTTATTTCCACCAGCACAGACTACTGAATATGCTTTACCGCCAAAACTAGTTGGTATGGGTAATGAATTTAATGGTACAAGATATACTGTGACACCAAAAGAAGGAATGCTTATTAGTTTTCCTGGGTGGATAAATCATCAAGTAAAAGATAACTTTAGCAATAATGATAGAATTAGTATTGCTTTTAATTGCGATTTGTCAGGATCTGCTCTTGACAATCCAACACTATGAGGTTAATATAATAATATGAAAAGAGATTATGCATCAGGTGTAGACGAAAATGTAGTTTATTTCACAGGGTTTGAAGTAGAAAGAACTCCTGCATATGACATGGACACATTGTTTGTTGTAGGTTGTAGACCTTTAGAAGAAGTTATTGCCAAAGCAGAAGAAACACACGTAGATCATATCTATCTAGGTGCTAACCAAAGTTTTGTTCCTAAAGAAGATTGGGAAGAACTAGTTTATGGTTTATTGGATAAGAAGTATATGGTTACTTTAGATTATGATGTAAAATATCATGATTGGGTGCTAGAAAATGGATTCAATGAAAGACAGAACTTTATAAGTCAAATAAGCATTAAGTTGCCTTATATAAATCAATTAAACTATAATGCTTGTATCAAAATTGATGATACAGACTTTAAATTTTCCAATCCAGGTGTATGGGTACATCAAATACACGACTTATTGGAACGTAAGAAATTCACAAGTTGGAGTGAATATGAGGAAGATAATCCGGTTGACAACGGAGGCAAAAGGTAGTATATTATGAGTATAACTGATAGATTAATACAAGAACAGTTTGAAAAAGACAGAAAAGATAAAACTATGAATACAGCAAAAAGAATGATTTGGGTTACTTTTAGAAAAGAAGGTATCCATAAATATCCGGCGGCATTAGATGATCCTAATCTAGCAACTGGTGATGAGTATGATGTGTCGTTTTTAGGTTATCCACACAGACACATCTTTCACTTTAAAGTCGCTATTTCTGTAACACACAATGACAGAGATATCGAGTTTATACAATTCAAGAGATGGTTAGAAAAACTTTATGAGGAGAAGACACTTGAATTAGATTATAAAAGTTGTGAAATGATGAGTGATGATTTGTACAATCAAATCAACACAAAATATCCTGGAAGAGAAGTTCATATAGATGTGTCCGAAGACGGAGAGAACGGTGCACATATTGAATACTACAAATAGAAGGAACCAGAAAATGAAGACCTACTGGGAAGAGCATCCAGAGATCGTAAAGATTTTCGACGATCTTGATTCTTACCGCTATTTTTGTCAAACGTATGGTTTTACGTTTGATGAAAAAGATTTGTATAATACTAAATCTAAGATTTGGCAATTATACTTAGATCCTTCCAAACTGCGTAAGCCAAGAAGGTTTGGAAACAAAAGGAGAATGCATTGACCATTTATATCGTTGACATTGAAGCAGTAGATACACGTTACACAAAGCAATGGAAAGATTATCTTCCAAAGCAATTAAAACGTGCAACTAACTCTAATGTCGAAGTTATAAGTGGAGGAGAGACGCCTCAGGCTACTACGCCTGGGGCATTTCTTAACTTTGGTGGGACAAATGTTTACAAAAGTAAACAACTAGAAATCATTGGGGAGAAGTTTTGTAATGGCGAAATTAAAGATGGCGATTACTTTCTTTATACTGATGCTTGGAATCCTACTGTTATCCAACTTAAATATATGGCTGAACTGCTCGGAGTTAAAATTAAAGTGGGTGGCTTGTGGCACGCCGG